TGCTTAGTTTCTGCCACAGCATCTGATGCCTCAGTATTATTATCTGTTTGTTCTGACACGTTGCCTTGTCTTTTTAACTTATCCATGATACCACCAGCTGTGAGTGTCATGCTATCCTCTTCACCCTCTTCCAAATCCTCAATTCTTAGTGTGTCTGGATTAAACTTTAGATCAACTTTACTGCCCACGCCACTACTACTTCTGGTTTTCATGAATTGTACCTGATATCTGCCTCGTTCACGCATTGCATTGCTTGTAAAGATGCCAATTACATTATCTGAGGTGTTGATCTTTGAAATACCACCAGCAATATGATGATGATCATACTCAATTTCTTCAACTGCGCTTCTGCCTAACTGTGATGCTGTGCTTAGTAGCATATTACGCTCTGCGGCTAGGTTTCTTAGTTCTTCTGACACATACTTGTCTTTCACAAACAAGTTTTCTGGTGAAATCTTTGCGTTAATGGGCATCATCAAATCCAAGTAATCCACTAGTAGTGCATCTACCTTGACTCCTGACTGTATCTCATACTCTCTGAGGAATACTCTGATGTCGTTGGTGTTAATGCCACTCTGCATATACTTCACTCTAAACTTACCAGCGCCCTTGCCCTTCATTCTTACTTTGAGGTCAACGTCATCCATGTTTTTCATGATTTCTCTGGTAGTATAGCCTGACACCATGCTGTCCAGTCTCATGCTAATCAGTTGCTCGCTCAATTCTAAACTAATATACACTACATTTAGTCCAGCCAAGGCCCAGTTTACGCCCAAGTTCTGTAGGAACAAACTCTTACCACCACCTGATGGGGCAGCCCATACTGTAAGTTCGCCTCTGTTGCATCCTCCATATAACTTCTGATCAATACCACTCCAACCTGTGCTTATTGCTCCTGCTTGTTGCTTGATCCACTCTAAACGCTCCTTGGGATTTTCAAAATAATCCAATCCCAAGTCCTTGATGAGGCCAATCTGTACTGCTTCCTTGATCTTTGCTTCCACGGCGCCATAGTTCTGATTCTCAAGATCATCTGTACTGCTAATGATTGCGGCCTCAAGTGCTTTGTGTCTGCAAAATGTCTCAAACTCATCCAGGAACCAGTTCTGATGATCTGGTGTTACGTTAGGGATGATATCCAGTTTGAGGTTGCCCACACTGTTAATCTGTTCCAAAGTAGGCATAGTGTTGTGGTCTTTGGTGTGTGACATCATTAAGTCTACCGCGTTCCTAAACTGCCTATCAAAATGTCTTGCTTGCACAATGTTCTGACATCTAGCAAACAAATCTGGATCTGATACCAAAAACTTCAGGAACATCTCCTGTATTTCTGGTGTGTATTCTGTGATATCTGCCAATTTATTCTCCTATAGCATCTTTGTTTTTACTTGTATTTTTATCTTGTTATCTGTTGCGTGTTCCATGATACTGCTGAGAGTAAGCAATCGTCCATACTTACCCACTGCATCACCAGCATCTTTACAATCATGGCTCCAAGGGGGAAAACTTACGTCCCATCCCAACTCTACTGCCTGTTCAATTAATTGCTTGCCGGGCCTGTCCCTGTCAGGACATAGTACAACTCTGATCCCCAATTTGTCGATCAGGTGTGCTTGCTCGGGTGTCACACTGTTGCCCATGACGCTCACACCATCCAATAAGATAGCATCAATTAATCCCTCACACACCACAACAATCTGTCTGTCGCCGCCAGTAAATCTGTCTATGTTGAACACATAGCCTGATTGTATCTGCTGTAGGTACTTGGGTGTGCTTGAGTTGGGCGGGTTTATGTGCCTGCCTGACCAACCCACTATGTCATTGTTAAACAAGAATGGCACAGTGACTCTTTTGCGGTATAGTGTTGTATCAATATGAAACAATGGATACAATCCCAGGATGCCACGAGATCTGGCATATTCTTTAACATCATGTCCGTCAGGCAAGTCTTCTATGTTGGTTGCCTCTCCTGGTAGCTCTGTGGTCTTAAATTTGTGAAAGTTTATGCTGTATTCAGTATGCAGATCGGCTTCTTCCAATTCCTCGCTATGTCTGAGCAAATCTAACTGTACTGAATTCAGCTCTGATACGCTACATCCCAGCTTCTCAGCAAGTTCTCTGTACCGCTTGCTAATACCTGGGTATGGTGTCCAGGCCGCTTTAGCACCGCAGTTGAAGCAGTGGAACGCTATCTTAGCGCCAGTGGTAATCACTCCACCGCGTTTACGCTTCTCGTTGCAGATGGGACAGTTGAAGGTAACCCAACCAGAAGGTGTTTTACTATGTCTGGCTGGTAAGTTATCCAGGATCAGACGATGAGTACGCTCAACTATGGAATCGATCGACATAGTTAATTATAACACGCTAATGTGATATTTGTCAATTTCTAAGTAAAATTTTATACAAAGTATTAACATTGCCATCGTCGGGAGTATTAATAACTCTGATCCAGGACACAGCAGAATTAAAATTACTATAAAATATTCCCGTGCTGGGGTTTGTATTGGCAAATGTATGAGTTTCCACATCAAACCAGTCAGAGCTTGTTATGGAAGTTTCAGGAGCATAGGGCAAGTTACTGGCCTGCACAGTGATATTTCCGGTATATGCCTGAGTATAAAATGCCATGGTGTGTTGAGCATTGGAAAAATTTCTATCTAAATTTCCTGTTAAACTACTAGTGGCATATACATTGGCATTTGCAGTGTTGGAAATCAAAATATTTGCATTGGCTTCCTGTGTGGGTATGGGATAGCTATAGGACTGATCTGTGATTTCCATGGTGAACACAATGTCATTCTTCTGATTGCTATACAAAGGTTCTTCCTGAGTATCGTCCCTGGTTACTGTAAAGTAGCAATGGTACAAACCAGGAACCAAATCTATGATATCTCCCTCTCTTAACATAAGTTTAGCAATTCCCTTGTTAAGCTGATCTGGTTCCAAGAGTTTGCTTACCACTCTGCGTCTAGTAGTGGGATCAATAATGTAGCATCTGATTTGATCAGTGGTTATGGTTTGGAGCTTACGATCTCTGTCACGTATGTTGAAATATATCGTGTTTGTTAAACCTCTATGCGCTACAACGTGTCTGGGATTCATATTTCTATTATCAACCTCTAAACCATATGCCGTATAAACTAGATCAATTTCAGTGCGATACTTATAAAGTTTATTATCATGCATACTCATTTATAGTATTTATCCTAAACTAAAGTCATAAATAACTCTGAACATGGAAAATCCCTACTCAGAATTTGAATTTCTTACAGGTTTACTCTACGGTGACACTGAATACGTGGGCATAGTAGTAAATTCAGATAATCAACTCATAACTTTTTATGATATAGGTGCCTTGCCCAGTTTAGAAGCACAAAAAGCATTGTTAGATCTGGGCGATCTCTGGTGGTGGGAAAGCAATAGACAAATACCCATAGATGTATTTTTGCACATAGAAATGTCGCCGTTTAGGCCTTTTATTAAAACTCTGGTAACCAAGGACACCGAAGTTTTATATGGTCCCATGATAAGTTTGCAAAATCTCATTCGCAAAAGAATCAAAAGAAGAACAGTTCAACTAATTAAAAAAGTAGATTAGATATTTTCCACTAACAGATTTAATTGTACGCATATTGCCAGCGCAAATGCCACAGCGTGTGCTTTTTTAAAATGATACTCATCTGTTAGGGGTTTTTCCCAGACCGATTTAGAAATATTTTCAAAACTCTGACCAATTAAATGACGCTTTGCTGGTCTTATGATTGCTAAAATCATTGCAAGTTCCATGACACTTTGGGGTTTATACGTGATAACAATTTCATAATGACGGTTTATGTGGTATAATTGCTCAACCACCTCCTGGTGCTCCAGAAGTTCCCACATGGGTTCCTGACCAACTAATTTATCCAGATGCGTAATATCCTTGACATCCTTGTAGATATAATTATTCAAAAAATCCACTTTGAAATAACCCTGTGCTTCTGCTGTTTTATGATCTATTTCTGAATAACCATTCAGTGGGTCTGTGGGAATATTCTGAAAGTAAACACCTGTATTGTGTTTGGTAAGTTTTCCGTCCTTGGACACACTCGCTGGAATATGTCTCATGTGTTTAAGCACACGATCTCTGTTAGCACAATCAATATCTACATCAAAATCAATCTTCATAAGTGACTACAAACTGATCACTGTGCCAATTTCCATGCACACAATGCATGAGTTCATGACCATATCTTTCTGGACGATAATCAATTTTGGGATCTACAGTGTGAATTTCACAATACATGTCATCACCTTCAGCAAAAGCCAGGAGTTGCTCAAATCCTGAGTATTCTCTGATTTGTGCTTCCAGCCTGAGAGACTCTAAACTATCATAATAATACATTGTAACACGAATATTTCTATTTGTAAACTCCTTGTTTTCAAATACATAACCATCCACGGCCTGTGGGTTTAAACTCAGGACTAATCCACTAAAACCCAATAACCCCACAACTATGAATATAAATTTAATCATGCATGATATCCAGGGGGAAGATTTCAGAAATTACTTTGGCACATGCAAGTGCAATATCCATGTGTTCTTGTTGTGTACCGTTGGCTCCTCTGAGTTCAATATAGTGTACCCAGCTTCTGAGTGTGCCGTTCATGTACATGCGGCTAATAGTGTTGCCTTCTGGTAACACTGCCCGGGCTTGCTCTTTGGCAATACCCATGTCCATTGCCCATTGATATGCGGCTTTGGCTTCTTCGATTACTCTTTTTTGCATAATTTCCCACACAGTGTGCAGGCTGGAGTTGTCAGTGGGAATCGAGTTCTGACGGTTATTGGGATCCTGTAGTCTGGGTTCACGAATAACAAAGTCTAGGTCATTTGTGGGGTCAGCATATCTCTGACTAAACTCCTGGAAACTGAATGATCTGTGTCTGAGAATCTGTCTGGCGATGTCACGAGTTGTTTCAATCTCCATACATGCACTCACCATCTCCAGAGGGCTCCAGTGCTTGTGCTTGATCAGATACTTCACTAACTTCTCTGAAGTTTCCTTGTTATTTTGATTACTGGGATTGCTTACTCTTGCACAGTATGCAATTAAGTCTAATGCTGAGTCTGTCTCAAAATCATCCACGCCCTGACTATAACTAATTAATTTTACATTCAATGCACAGTCCCCCCTTGGTCTTCTTCCCACACAGGGTTAAATGTATGAACGTCCTGTCTGAGATCGTAAATTGTTTTGCACATTTTTTCATAGTCAGATTCATCTAATGCAGTTTTATAGATACTCATGCCTACTGCGTTAAGCACTGCCGCAATTTTCAAAGCACTGTGTTCCATGCTTAAAGCAACCGCTAAATCAGCAATTGTATTATATAGATTGTCTATGTCTTCTTCTTCCATTTTTGGGTATTTCCATCCTTTGCTTTTGCGCCACTAGCCATTTCACCGTAGCCTTTTCTCATTCTGTGGATTCGGCTGGAATCCAACCCTTTGGTTTGCTCTATGGCCTTTTTAAGTGCTTCCAACTCACGTTGCCGAGTTTCTGTTTGATAGCGTTGCAACTTATTTAACACTATTTCATACATTTCATATGTCTGATTGGTAGTGAGTTCACGGATTAGTTCACGAGCTTCCTTGAGATAATTTCTATCATCAACGTGGACTGATCTGCGATCATAGTTGTCATCCTGGTATTTTGGCATGTTTTCCTCCTATATGCCTGCTGTTTTACACATACTTTCCACTTCATCTGTTTCTTCTTTACTACGGGTAAACACCCTGACCCAAAATTGCACATCAATCAAAGGTTTAATTATTTCTACTTGTTCATTGTTCATCCTGCCCAGCAATTCCACACCACTTTCTGATAAATGTAGAACCCATGGACTAATTTTAGCACTACGGATATCATGCACTGCTCTGGCTGTACTTACTATTCTGAAGTAATCTTGCCAATCACACTCATTTTCTGTGCCCCATTCTGCCAGATACTTTACAGTGCGCTCCAGTGCTCGCATTCCAGGTTCCTTCTTGACGAATTCCAACAAATATTCATTGTAAGTTTTGTCTTTTTCCCAGTCTTGTAACTTCTTTCCTGTGCGTATGAGCCATTCAGCAAATTTTGCAGGATCTAAATATTCATTGCGAATACAACTTCTGCCAAATTTAGTGAAGCCTTCATAATACTGACTGCGTATAAACTCTTCCTGTGTTTTTGCTTTAGTGGAATTAGTGTTTATTTCGTAAAACATCTGAAATGTACGATATGCTAGTCTAACATGAGTCATGTCTTTGTCTGCCCAGCGCCTTTTCCTGGGACACATGTGAGCGGCTAGAGTTCTCTCAGTTCTAAAACTCTTGTCGCACCACTTACATGTTAGATCGTCACTCATTTAAATAGCTCTTTGATCTCACTATCTGTCATGCCTGATTCCCTGGCTAATATTTTAAAGTCCTCAGTATCATTTATCTCCTGCAACATTGCAATCTCATCCGCTTTGAGCAAGGGATAATGTTCTGACAACCACTCTGCCACTTTGTTCTTCTTTTTACGACTAGTGGGGGGCTTAATATAGGGATGGTACTCTTTCTTGCCTGATCCACACAGTGTAAACAACAACCACTGTAGCTCTGGATGCTTTGAAAGATCCATGAAGTTTTTGTTTACACATTCATTTACCATGAACAGATAGCTTGCGGCAGGAGCACCTTGTACACTGCTAGCATATCTCATCATCATCCATGCACTGAATGCCTTCTTTTGTTCATCATTCAGGTTATCATACCATGAACGGTTCTTGCGGTCAATAGCAAGCATAACATCAGCCAATGGTATCTGAGGCTTCTTGGCCATGTTGCATCTCCCATATGCTGTCTGCTGTGAATCTAAAACTTGCCACAAAGTCGTATTTTGCCCAACGCTCTGGTTCGATCATACTCAGCAAGTAATATTCTCCCGTATAGTATAAGTGATATATCTGTCCCACCCTGGGAACAAAATTATATCTGCTATTGTATACTAGGTCTGTGTATTTTGCAAGCATAATCAGACGATCATATTCTGCATTTAAGTGTCTGAGTTTTTCCTCAAAGTAGTTGCCTGCGTTAGCCCCGCGCTCAGACTTAAATAACTCAGTGTCTGGTAAACTAATTGCTGGGGCACTACTTGTTATGCCATAGGGTAGTATGTTAGGCTTACTAGTATCATCCAATGAGATCACCCACGTTGAGATCACATACTTTGTTTGCTTCC